GGTCATTCACTCGCGCACGCTTTCGCTAGCGTCAGCACCCACTCCCCCTAAACCCTTGCGCCGCAATGAGTCTCAGTGAGTCTTGATATGAGACACCCCTAGGACGTTTAGGGCGGTTTAGCATGAGTTAACTGAGCCTAGCCGTCGCTTAACTTTGCTGGTCACATTTTCTGAGTTCGCTGCCATCAAGGGCTGCACGAAGGCGGCCGTTACTCATGCAACCAAGAGCCGGATCCTCGCGGCGGTGGTGGAGAAGGACGGCAAACGGTGGCTTGATCGAGATCTAGCGTTGGAGTTGTGGCGAAAGAACACGCTGAAGAACAACGCGGCGAAGGTGGACGAGCCTGATCCGGTGAAGCCGCGAGATGCGCGCGAGCTGCGACAGCAGGTGGCTGGATTGCCTGATGATGAGATCCCAGAACTGAACGAGAGCCGTGCGCGGCGTGAGCATTACCAAGCGGAGCTGGCCAAGCTGGAGGTGGATCTGAAGCGTAAGGATCTGGTGCCGGCGGTGGATGTGCAGAAGGAAGCGTTCGCGCTGGGCCGTAGCGTGCGCGAGGCGCTGGCGAACCTGGCCGATCGGCTGAGCCATCAGCTGGCTGGTGAGACTGACCCGGCGCGGATCCATGCGGTGCTGACGGATGAGCACCGGGCGGCATTGGTGGAGCTGAGCAATGGCTAACCCATGGCGCGCTGGATTCCTTGAGGGCCTGCGACCTGAGCAGCCGCTGACGGTGAGCGAGTGGGCGGACAAGCATCGGCGGCTGAGCAGCAAGGCAAGCGCTGAGCCCGGGCCGTGGCGGACTGGTCGGACGCCATACCTGCGCGAGCCGATGGATTGCCTGAGCAGCAGCAACACGGTGCAAAGGGTGGTGATGATGTTCGCTGCGCAGACGGGCAAGACGGAGGCCGGCAGCAACTGGCTGGGCTATGTGATCGACCACGCGCCGGGTCCGATGCTTTGCGTGCAGCCGACGGTGGAGATGGCGAAGCGATTGAGCAAGCAGCGGCTCGAGAGCATGATCACTGACACGCCATGTTTGGCGGCGAAGATCGCGCCGGCCCGGGCGAGGGACTCGGGGAACACCATGTTCAGCAAAGAGTTCAGCGGCGGCATCATGCTGTTGACTGGTGCGAACAGCGCTACGGGCCTGCGATCGGCGCCGTGCCGATACCTATTTGCTGATGAGGTGGACGCGTTTCCCAGCGACGTGGATGGTGAGGGCGACCCGGTTGCGCTGGCCGAGCGCCGAACGACGACGTTTGCCAGGCGGAAGATCCTGCTGACGAGCACGCCAACGGTGAAGGATTTCAGCCGCATCGAGGCTGAGTATTTGCGCAGCGATCAACGGCGCTTCTATGTGCCGTGCCCTAGCTGTGGTGGGATGCAATGGCTGCAATGGCCGCGGCTGAAGTGGGACGCAAAGCGCCCGGGTGATGTGCGGTATCAATGCGAGCATTGCAGCGAGCGGTTCGAGGAGAACCACAAGCCGGCGATGCTGGCTGCTGGTGAGTGGCGTGCGACGGCACCGAGCGATGGGCGGACTGCTGGCTTCCAGTTGTCGGGGCTCTACAGCCCGCTGGGATGGTGCAGCTGGGAGCAGCTGGTGGATGACTTCCTGCGGGCTAAGTCAGACGCACCAGCGCTCAAGGCTTTCGTCAATACCAGGCTGGCCGAGACATGGGAGGAGGACTATGCCGCGGCCGTGAATGCTGACGGGTTGATGACGAAGCGGCTGGCGTATGAGTCGGGCACATGCCCCGCTGGGGTGGTGCTACTGACGTGTGGCGTGGACGTACAGGACAACCGGCTGGCGGTGAGTGTGTGGGGCTGGGGTGAAGGCGAGACGGGCTGGCTGATCTGGCACCAGGAGTTGATGGGCGACCCGACGCAGACGGAGGTGTGGGGCCAGCTGGACCAGGTGCTGGTGACAGAGTGGGCAACGGCTGCAGGCAAGGCGCTGAAGGTTTCGCAGGTGGCGGTGGACAGTGGCGGCCATTGCACCCATGAGGTCTATCGGTATGTGCGCGATCGCGTTCGGCAGAACGTGGTGGCGATCAAGGGCAGCAGCAGACGCAACAGCCCGGCGGTTGGAAAAGGCACCAAGGTGGACGTGAGCTGTCAGGGCCGAGTGCTGAAGCGTGGCGTGACGCTGTATCAGCTGGGGACCGACACGATCAAAACAACGCTGTTCGGCCGGCTGCGGCACAACGAAGCAGGCGGCGTGGGCACGCTGCATTTCGGCATGGCAGCGGATGAGGAGTATTTCAAACAGCTGACCAGTGAGCGCCAGGCATTGCGATATCACCGTGGGTTTCCGATCCGCGAGTGGGTGAAGAAAGCAGGCGACCGTAACGAGGCGCTCGATTGCGTGGTGTATGCCTACGCGGCGATGCTGCTGTTCTCGCGACGGATGAACCGGGCAACGATGTGGCAGCAGCTGGAGGACCAGCTGGAGCACGGGAAGAAAACGCCGCTAAGATCGAAACAGCAGACCCCATCCGGGGCTGCTAGTGGCTTCGTCAGCAACTGGTAGGCCGTGAACATCCCTAGCGAGATCCGGGCAGGCGACACGATCCAGTGGCGGGATATTCCTGGTGCTGACAATTTGGGCAACGCGATCAGCAGTTCTGACTACACGCTGACCTACTACCTGAGGACGAATACGGCAAGCGAAGGCGCGACGGTGGTGGGCACTGCCTACGGGACCGGGTGGGAGTTCACGATTGCCGCGGGCACTAGCACGGGGTTCGATGCAGGGCAGTGGTTCTGGCAGGCAGTCGCGACCAAGACCGGCAGCACGGTGACGATGGGCTCGGGCCAGCTGACGGTGCTGCGAAGCCTGAGCTATAGCGGCACACCTGGCGCGGTTGATGGTCGGTCGCAGGCGCAGCAGGACCTTGACGCGGTGCAGGCAGCGATCCGGGCGATGATCAGCGGCGGCGCTGTGGCTGAGTACAGCATCGGCACCAGGCGGCTGAAGAAGATGGAGATGGCCGATCTGCTGCAGCTCGAGGGTAAGCTCAAGGCTGAGGTGAAGCGTGAGCAGATGGCGGACCTGATCGCCAATGGGCTTGGCAACCCCCACAACCTATTCGTGAGGTTCTGATGGGATTGCGCACGCGACTGTTTCGGGCGATGGGTTTCCAGCCGGTGAAGCCACAGCGGCGCGCATACCAGGGCGCACGGATGAGCCGGCTGACGGCTGACTGGGTGACGAGTGGCACCAGCGCCGACAGCGAGATCAAGTCCAGCTTCAAGGCACTGCGCAACCGTGCGCGGCAGCTGGTGCGCGACAACGACTACGCCAGGCAGGCGGTGCGGGCGATCCAGAACAACGTGATCGGGCACGGCATCCGGCATCAAGGTCAGGTGAAGATGCTGCGCGGTGGTCGGCTGGATGAGGTGATCAATGGCCAGATCCATGAGCAGTGGGAGCGGTGGATGCACAAGAGCCGCTGTGATGTGAGCGGGCTTTTAGGCTTCCATGACATCGAGCGGCTGCTGGCGCGCAGCATGGCCGAATCGGGTGAGGTGTTTGTGCGGATGATCCGCAGGCCGTTCGGTGATTCGCAGATTCCGTTTGCGCTGCAGATCCTGGAGGCGGATTATCTGATTGACGACGACGTGCCGCAGGCGGCGGACGGCAACACGGTTCGGATGGGCATCGAGGTGGATGGCTACCTGCGGCCGCAGGCTTACCACTTCTATGCCAACCATCCGGGCGATACCTATGCGGGCAACCCGCGGACCAATGGCCGGAGGCTTCGGGTTCCTGCTGATGAGGTGATCCATCTGTTCCTGCCTGAGCGGCCGGGCCAGACCAGAGGCGTGACGTGGTTCGCGTCGGCGTTGATGCGGCTTCACATGCTGCAGGGCTACGAGGAGGCCGAGGTGGTGCGTGCTCGGGCGAGCAGCGCGCTGATGGGCTTTATCCAATCGCCAGAGGGCGAGCTGGTTGGGGATGAGATCTACGAAGGCGAGCGCGTGAGTGAGTTCACTCCGGGCGTGTTCAAGTACCTGGCGCCGGGCGAGAGCGTGACGGTGCCCGATCTCAACTCACCTGATGGGCAGCTTGAGCCTTTCACCCGGTCAATGTTGCGGGCCGTGGCGGCTGGCGTCGGCGTGAGCTTTGAGAGCATCAGCAAGAACTTCAGCGAGAGCAACTACAGCAGCAGCCGACTGAGCCTGCTGGAGGAGCGCGACACCTACCGGGTGTTGCAGCGGTACATGATCGAGAACTTTCATCAGCCGGTCTTTGAGGCATGGCTTGACATGGCGGTGCTCGGCGGTGCGCTGCGGTTGCCGGGCTACGAGACCAACCCCGATCGCTACCGGGCCAGCAAGTGGGTGCCAAGGAGCTGGGAGTGGGTGGATCCGCAACGTGAGGTGGATGCTTACAAGACGGCGGTCAGGTGCGGATTCAAGACGCTGGCGCAGGTGATCAGCGAGCAGGGCGGCGATCTGGATGACGTGCTGCTGCAGCGTCAGGCAGAACTGGCCAAACTCGATGAGCTCGACATTGTGCTGGATACTGACCCGAGCGAGGTCAACGGTGGCGGCGCGTCACAGGCATTCATGCAAATGGGCACCGAGCCTGCCTTTGAAGATACGGAACCGCCAGCGGGAGAAGAAGACTACGAGGAGCTGTCGGTGCTTGAAGATCCACTCGAGGATGATGACTGATGGCAAACGTCAACGGCACCGAGATCGACCTGATGCCCACCGATGGGATGCGCACCGAGGCGGAGCGTTACCGCGGGTGGAAGGCTGACGGCGAGCAAGGCGGCACCGAGGTGGCAGCCACCCGGGCGAGCCAGATCCTGTCGGGTGATGAGCTGTCACCCGAGACCGTGATCACGATGGCGGCGTGGTTCGCGCGGCATGAGGTGGACAAGCAGGGAGAAGGGTTCAGCCCTGACGAGGATGGCTACCCCTCGCCGGGCCGTGTGGCATGGGCGGCATGGGGCGGCGATGCTGGCCAGATATGGTCTGGCGCAAAAGCCGATAGAATCAAGGCATTGCAAGAAGATCGCGCGATGGAGATGGAGCGCCCCTATCCGAATGAGCACGCTGCAAGACTGACGGATCCCGATCAGTACGATTCGCTTCGCCGCGAAAAT